CCCTTCTTATTTGACAAAGGGTTTACCGGAAGCCATCCGGATCGACAGAACGCAACAGGTATGGGCTTATACCTCGTAAAAAAGTATGCCGAAGCATTATCAGTTGAGGTAAATATTGAATCAATATCGACATCGGGACAAGGATTTGGCATCGAGCTGATATTTCCCATTATATAACGATGTAAAAAGAATGAAAGGATACAGCAGTTAAAAAGTATAGGCTTATCACAGGAACATCTTGCAGATGTGTCTTTGCCGATGCTCTAAACATTAGAAGCAAGAAATGCTAAATAATAATTTATCAACATAAGAGATACACCCTACTACTATATACCAGTAATAGGGTGTATTATTATGCCTGGATTTCCGTGCCGTTCTTAAAAGTGAATCTTACATCGTCTTTATTATAAACAGTAGCGTAGTCTACAAGGCTGCACCACAGCTTTTCGTCAAATTCGGTAAGTAGGTTGTCTTGTTTTCGGAGGGTGTAGAGAAAGGTGTTAATCGTACTGAGCCTTGTCTGCTTATCGGTGATTTCTTCGGTAACCGCAGTATGGCGAGCATTGGCAAGGTCAAAGCGGTCAACCAGCCCATTGTATCGTTCTTGGTATACGTCCTGGTCAAGAGCGAACTGTGCGTTATCGCCAATGGCTTGCTGTATCATTCCAGCCACAACCTCGAGTTCGTTTTGCAGTTCAGCTTGCTCTTTTTCTAGGTCGGCAGTGTCAAAGACCGTATATTTTATAAGTTCAAAGTTTCCGAGGATTTCCTCCCTGTCGGAGAGCAGCTTATTGACCGCTGATATGAAGAGTGCTTTGATTGCTTCTTCGTCAAGGTGCGGTGTCCTGCAGCGATTGTCGTCATCATATTTATGGTTACATTGGTAAATGGTGCGACGGTATTTACTTGTAGAGTGCCACACCTTTGAGCCGTACCAAGAACCGCATTCACTGCATTTTATCCTGCTTGAAAATATGCTGACACCGCTTCGGCGGTTAGGACCCGGATTGCGGTTCTCAAGTTCTATCTGAACCATATCGAATACTGCAGGGTCGATGATTGCCTCGTGGTTGTTTTTAACATAGTATTGTGGAATCTCGCCTTCATTAATTTTCTTTTTCTTGGTGAGGAAATCCGTCGTGTAGCTTTTTTGTAAAAGGGCATCACCTTTGTACTTTTCGTTTTCCAGCATTCGGCGGACTGTTGCGGCATTCCATTTTGACTTTTTACCGGGCGAAAGGATGCCTTCAGCAGTAAGTGTCTTGGCAATCTTATAGGGTGAATATCCCTCAAGGAAGAGGGCAAAAATGCTCCTGACAATAACCGCTTCTTTTTCATTCAGTACAAGGTTGCCGTCCTCTCCACGGTCGTAACCGAGGAAATGCCCAAAGGGAACGGTGACCTTGCCGTCCGAGAATCGCTTCCTCTGACCCCATGTGACGTTCTCTGAAATGCTACGACTTTCCTCCTGGGCAAGCGAGGACATGATGGTAATCAGCAACTCACCCTTAGAGTCCAGGGTCCATATGTTTTCCTTCTCGAAGTAAATCTCGATTCCTTTTTCTTTTAGCTGGCGGACTGTTGTAAGGCTGTCTACCGTATTTCGGGCAAATCGGCTGACCGACTTGGTGACTATAAGGTCAATCTTTCCATCCATGGCATCCGTAATCATGCGCTTAAATCCTTCTCGGTTTTTGGTGTTGGTGGCTGATATCCCTTCATCGGTATATACTTCTACAAACTTCCAATCGTCACGGCTTTTGATGTAGTTGGTGTAATAATCGACCTGTGCTTCATAGCTTGTAACCTGCTCCTCGCTGTCGGTAGAAACACGGGCATACCCGGCTGTTCGGCGCTTCCTTTGCTCGTTTAACGGAGCAGCAGTGAAACGGCTAATTGTAGCAGGAATGGTCGTTACATTTTTAGCTGTTTTCGCTCTGCTCATGCTTATTCCTCCATACCTGTGTCATTTTCTTGCTTTGGCGTTGCTTTCGTTCTTCAGACCACGCTGGCTGTTGGCGCTTAAACTGCCACTGCTGTGTAACTTCGTTGCCGTCCTTGAGATGGAAAATCAACTCCTCATTGGAAACCACTGTAATGCGGTCAACCTTATCTGTGAATGCAGCTTCATCAAATTCATCGATGCCGAGAACGTCAGCAGAGATGCTTTTTAGAAGGTTCTCTTCTAAGCCACTGTGACCGCAATTGTTATGTGGTGGGCAGCGCCAGTGACGGGCTTTTTCTCCGCTCACACGAGTGCTGGTGTTCCTGCGTAAATTCTGACCGCATTTACTGCAGCTTATTTTGCAGGAAAAGCAGGTAATGGTTCCTGAACTGCGAGGGTTCTTTTTGCTGTAGGCAGATTTTGCTGCACGGGCTTCAGGTGTCCAGCAATCAGTCCTCGCAGTAGATTTCCAATGCTGAGTAATGATCTCTCCATCACGGAAATGAAAGATGAGTTCGTCTTTGCCATTTACCACGATTTTTTCAATTTGATCCAAGAACACTTCCTCATCAAACTCCTCTAAGCCAAGCACCTGGGCACTAACCTTTTGAAGCATTTTCTCAGGGACAACTTTAGAATCACATTCTCTTGAACTCTTACGGTCTTTAGTTTGGCAAATCCAGACATAGTAAACCGTATTTGAATCCTTCCGTTGCCTTTTACCGCTACGCCTGTAGCTCACACCACAATTGCCGCACTTTACCTTGCTTGTAAAGCAGGTGGTGTTAATCGACTTGTTGGCGAAAACTCCTAACTCTCTGCGCCGTGCGATTTCGGCTTGTACCTTTTCATAAGTCACCAAGTCGATAATGGCTTCATGAGAATCTTCTACCCAATATTGGGGAAGTTCTCCGTTATTGTTTATGGACTTGTGTGTGATGTGGTCAGGTATGAAGACCTTTTGTAGAAGCATATTGCCGGTGTATTTTTCATTCCGTAAAATGGCTCGGATTGAAGTGTTGGAAAAGTGGCCGCCTGTGTATGATTTGACGCTCATTTCCTCCAGTTGCACTTCGGTTTGCTCTGCTGACAGCCCATTGAGGAAATTATCGAATATCAGCCTAACAATTTTAGCTTCTTCAGGCTCAACAATAAACTGCTCGCCATTCCATCGATAGCCATACACATTGAAAGAGTTCGGTCTTCCTTGTTGGAACTTTTTCCGTATAGCCCATTTAATATTTTCACTGGTGGAACGACTTTCTTCTTGAGCAAAGGACGCAAGGAGCGTCAGCATGAGTTCGCCATCCTCGCTCAGGGAATTAATATCTTCTTTTTCAAATCGCACTTCTACGCCAAGGTCTTTTAGATGCCTGACCGTTTCAAGCAAATCCACTGTATTGCGGGCAAAGCGGGAGATGGACTTTGTAAGGATGATATCAATGTTACCTTTCTCACAATCCTCAAGCATTCTTCTAAACTCAGTACGATTATCAGTCGTGCCAGAAATCCCCTCATCTGCATAAACACCTGCATATTGCCACTGACGGTTCTTTTGAATATAAGAACTGTAAAAGCTGACCTGTGCAGACATGGAATGCAGGGTTCGCCCCTTTTCTTCTGAAACCCTTGCATAGGCAGCGACCTTTTTCTGCTCGGGTAGCTGTGGCAATTGGGTTTCTATTTTACTTATTTTTCGCAAATAATCACTTCCTTTCTGATACAATACATCACTCTAAAAGCCTATAAAGTCAAGGAAGTTTGGGATAATAAGGTGCCAAATATCGGTCGATATTTATCCAGCATTTTTGTGTCAATTATATTGTATTCATCAAAGGTGATCAGCCCTTTTGTGAGCATGGATTTTGCTATTGCCATAGTTGCCCGGTATAGCTTTTCAGCATTAAACATTTCTTCACTCACGCTGCTCACCTCCAAATCGCTCTTGAATGTAGCAGGAGTGAGAGCAATATTTTCTATGAGAATTACCGTAGGCTGTGAAATCCTTACCGCAGTGACGGCAGATATAGGAGTAAACAGCCCTTTTATTTAACATTTCCGGGTGAGCGTTCCACCAGGTCTGTCTGCAGATACTATTACAAAACAACAATGTCTTTTGATTCGGCTTCTGTACAAGTTCTTTGCCGCATTGTTTACAGAAGGTTTTTCCATCGGAAGATGTAGAATTATTGCCTGCCATCACACCTGCGAGGTTGTTTTTTCTGCAAAAGGATTTGACCGTATCCACGGAGAGGCTTAGTGCCTGGGCAATTTTCTTATAGCCATATCCTGCAAGGCGCAGTTCCTTTATTTGCATTCTTTGTATATCTGTCATTTCGGCTCCTCCAATCCGAAGGAACTCCGCCCTTATCAGTTAAGGTTATTTTAGGTTTCCTTCTACTTAAAGCCGAAAAAATTAACCCCCTAAATAAAAAGATAGCCCATCAAGTAGAATAATCCGACTTGATGGGCATAACGGTTTTTATAATGCTTTATTCTGTTTTAATGAAGGCATCCGTAAACCCTGCCGCCTTGAGCTTAGCAAGCATGGCCTCAGCATTCGCCTTAACCGAGTAGGCACCTACTTGGACGCGGTACAGCTTCTTAGGTTCTGCTAGTGCTGGCACTTCAGGCGCTGATGGTTCGGGCACCTCGCTTCCTGCAAGTAGCGCTTTGACGTCGGCTCGGAAGCTGTCCAGGGACTTGCCAAACCTCGGGAACCAGTGCCCAGGGTCGGCGTGGTTGTTGGCGATGCCGCGCCGGTAGCCCTCGTAGTGCCCGATCAGGACACCATCCTTTGCCGGATCAAGGTTGTACTGCTTGCAGAGGAAGGCACAGAGCTCGGCGGCCTCCCTGTACACGGCGCTGAAGTAGGCGGCGTCCGTCAGCCCGTCCTCGCAGATTTCAAAAGAGATGTGCGTGTTGTTCGCAGAGCCCCCGGCATGCCATCCGCGATGATTCCAAGGAAGTGTCTGGTAGGTGGCAATACTGCCATCAGC